ATAGGTTCAGGCTCTCTTTGAAACTCTTCGGATTCAGACGGATCTCCCTCTTCTACGGACTTGTCTTTATCTCCAACATATCCGTTTGCTTGAGCTTCTCCATCTTTTTCACTATCATCCCTCTCAAAATCCTTAGAAATATCTTTATTCGAGTCTGTATCTCTCTCAAACTCACTTGGTTCGTCTAACTTTTCTCCACTCTTCTTATCGTCTTTCTTATCAACAGCAACTAACTTACCATCTACATTTTTGAACTGGATGCCATCTTGATTAGGTTTTCCATAACCTCTACCCTTCCAAACAAGACCCATACTCTTTACCTTTTCTTTGTCTTGTTTAGACAATGGTTTATTTTCATCAGCCTCAGTTAGATTTCTTAGTAACTCATCCCTTTGAGCAATACTCCATCCAAAATCTTTCAATACTGATTCTAATACTATTTTGTCTCTGATACTTTTTGGATTAGGTTTTCCATCTTTTACTCTATATGCCCATTCAACCAAAATATCATTTATATTAGTATTCATAATTTCTCCGTAATATCTTCCATTTTGTGGTAGTTCAGTCCTTTTGAAACTCTCACTGGATACTTACCTCTACTTTCGACAACAGCCTTTACCATCTTTACAAACTCCATACCATCGTCTTTATGTACATCAAATAAGAATGAATCGTAACTGTACAAAATTATCTTACTCTTATAACCATTTATTTTCGGCAATAATTTTGTGAGTACTCTCATATTATTTTCTGTTTCCATCAACTGAACAAGATAATTGAATAGCTTATTCTTATTCATATCTGACAGGTTGCTTTTATATATCCTCTTATTATAAATATCAGATTCTACGAAATTATTGGATTTATAGGAGTTCCAAGTGTCGTTTATATATACTTGTACTTTTCTGAAGAATGGATTACTTTTTAGTACATCATCAGGTATATGTCCGTATAAGTACTGAAATGATAATGATTTAGCCTCATCATATCCTACCTTATATAGCTTTGACATATGTTTATGTACAGAGCCTTTTGGAAATTTGTAACCAACTACTTCACCTATAAGCCTAAGATGATAAGCATCATAGTCCATTTCCACTAATATACCGTCTTCACCATATCTACTTATAAACTTCTTTCTACTACCATCTTTCTTATTTAGAGCAGCGAAGTTTATGCCACCAAACCTATTTGATGGACGACCAGTAGCTGTGTACGGATTGTATTCCGAATACACCATACCATCTGTTGTCTGTAATCCGTTTTTCTCTATGCTATACAAGTTAGGAATCACATCATTATTATATGTACTAAAGCATTCTTGTATACTACCAAAAACACCCTTTGTTATCTCAGCTACAACCAACCTACTCTTTTCCAAGTGCTTCATAATTGGTATTATACAATTTATATTAGATTTACCCCAATACACTCTATTGAAATAATCGTGAGAGTTTGTTGTAATTTCATCAATTGGCATCGGTACATTCTTATCCAAATAACTCTTCATCTGTATGTCATCTATATTTTCCAATTGTAACAGATGTAACAATTTTTTCTTATCATAAGTATACACCTTTTGTTCTGTCTTTATCTGATACAGTTGTTTATTCTTTAGGTTCATAGCATCAGAATGTCTGAATGGTAGGATATATTCTTCGGTATTGTCGTCTAGCATTCGAACATACAGGAGACATAGATTTGTTGCTAATGGATGTTTGTTATCATCACATTGTACAGGAACAATAACAGAACTTTCTGATTTGAACTTAGTTAGGAAACTATCCCATTCTTTATTTGATTCTACTACAACCAATTGTGTGCTTCGCTCCATAGTTCTGTTGTTTTAGGATACACCTCTTTCATCTGTTCCAACAACACCTTAGCATACTCTTGTATTTCCCATTGAGATGTTTTCTCATTTCTCAACTCTATGAAATTCATAATAGCTTGAAACGATGCTGTCCAATAAACCTCTGTATACTGATTCAATGGTAGTATAGCTCTTGCTTGTTCTTTACCAACTCCCATATCTAACAACTTCTGATATTGTTCTTTAGCGTGAAACATCGCTTGTTCCCAATGATGTTTTGCAACATCTTGTTCCTCAACTGCTCCTTCTGTAGCTTGTTTATTATCTTCAGATTGTTGTCTGAATATTTCAGGAGTATAGAAATCTTCAACTACAACATACCTACCACTAATCTCATTCCAAGCATGGTCTTTAGTAGAACTATTAGATGTAGTCTCTATACCAACAACATGCTTATACCATTGTCTCATAACGAACTCTGGTGCTTTGATATGGAATTGAACCTGTAAGTGTCTGAATGGAGAATAGTGTTTATACTTTGCCAGATAACGAACCAATCTTTCGTCTGACTTATCGAACTTTGTTTTTCTTTTACCGAATGATACTCTAGCTGAATTGACGACAGTCAAGTCGTTTCCCAACGAATCAACAACCTCAATAAAGCCTTTGTCTAAGACTTGACTTTTCATATTTATAACCCTATTACTTTATAATATATATAGAACTAAAATCTCAAATACAATTTAATATCCACCTGCACCACCAGCTCCACCTGTCGTTACTCCTGGTGGAGGACCTGTCATAGCACCAGCTCCTTGAGCCTGATTTGATGTTGTCTGTGTCTGAGTTTGTGTCTGAGTTTGTGTTTGTGTCTGTTCAGTAGCAACACCACTTATTTTAGCTATCCTTTCCTCAGCTATCTGTTTAGGTGATGTTTTCACATCTTCTATGAAGAATTGTAAGTCAGGAATAATTTTTCTAATTCCTTCTATCTGAAGTTCTGCTCTAGCAACTGCTATATTGTTTATTTTGTTTACATTTTCTTTTGTTCCTTTTAGATGCCATACAAGAGTATTGTATATGTATAAGGGACTGGTGTCTTTGTCATCTTCTGTTATTTCAAATGGTGGTGTTGCATCATTTGGTTTACTAGCAAAATGTCTCTTCATATACCCAGCCTTATATTCTTTTGCTGTAGGGATTGGTGTGTACTCATTCAACTGAAGTTTTACTGGTTCTACTAATGATTTGTAAACAGCGAAGTCCGTTGGTTTCCGTAGCTTTACGATTATCTTTGATATTTCATTATGTTCGTTTCCGCTCATATAATGCTCTCCAAAGTCATTAGTATAGTGTATGTGATATGGATTATCTTTTGGAACAGGTTTACCATTCTGATAACGAAACTCTCCTTCTCTAGTAACAAGTCCCCTCTCAACTCTAACTGTATTCTTAGTTATATATTTTATCAATGCTGGTTGAGGTTTTGTTCTACCATTCTTCTCTTCGATTAGTTTCTGTAATCTGTTTCTATTCTCCTGTATTATAGAAGTAATAAAATATGTTTGTGTTTCTTCTTGTACCGCTGTTTGCGCCTCTTCTGCTGTCATATTCATCAGAGACTCTGCTGAGTATGCCATTTATTTTCTCCTTACCATAAGTCTGGTGAACCATCCCAGTGGCTTTTTCGTTGTTCTGAAGTAAAATTATTTTTATATGCTGTATATCCATCACTGTATCCAAAAGCAGCTGCTAAAGCTGCTCTAGCATCAGCCCTATTAGCATAAGAACCAAATGGTTCTTCACTATAATATGGTTCTGAAAATGGATAGCCTGGATTTGTTTTTTCTGGTGCTGGAGTCCCTGCGATTGAATCATCAGGAAAAGCTTCAGCAAACATAGCCGCTATAGCTGTTTCATTATCTTTTATAGCATCCTTTATTAGTTCTTCTTGTTGGTCAGCAACACCTAAGTATGTTTGGTCAGCAGTTCTCTCCTCATCGTTATATACACCCTTTGAGACTACTGTAACTGTAATGTCCTCACTACCCTCACTCTGAATTATTCCTGATTCGTCATGTGTAAATTTTATTTTCTTTAGTAACTCTTTAGCACGTGGAGTTTGTTTTGGTGTTACCTTAGCAACCCTTTCTTTCCTAAGTCTTGACTTTAAATTTTTGTACTGATCTCTAACTCTACCTAAAAGATTTGGTTTTATTGTTTCATCCGGTGAACCTACCTTATCACTCACCTCAAGCTTTATAGATTCTGGAAATTTATCAGAACTTTTGGTATCATCAAGCTCTAATTGCTGTGAAACATTAGATTGTTCTCCACCTTCTGGGTTTACATCTCCCTCAAGAGGAACAAAACCGTCACCACTCAAAAAGTCTATTACCCTTCCACCAGCATCACCAGCAAGTCGACCCACGCCAATAGCAGCACCACCGACAACAGTAGCTGGACCTGATACCACTGTACTCGCAACACCAGAAAGCCTTTCGAAAAAATCACCAGTCTGTTCACTAGCATCCGTCACCTCTCCGTCAGCGCTATTAATTTTCTTAGACTTATCTTCGTTCTCTTTATCGGCTATTTCTTTAGCAGCCTTTACCTCTTCTTGGTAACTCAAAGCATCGCTAAAAAAGTTACTTACACTTTCAGCTACTTCATTTACAACACCGATAAACTCTTTTATCTTACCAAGAAAACCAAATGGTGTATTCTCAACACCAAATGCTCTGCTTATTTCTAAGTTAAAGTAACCATCTACTTCTGTAGCTAAAGCATCTCTATACGCTTTTCCTGCATCAAAGTTTGGAGTATACTGTCCCTCAAATGATGTGTTCCATCCATCAACAGTTACCTCTTGTTTTAGGTTCTGTATTTGGAAGTATATCAAAGGACCATAGTTTATTCCATCTTTCACAAAACTCTTTACATATTGTGCTGGAGCATATGTGACATTGAACATATTTCCTGGTACCAAGCCGCCTATACCATCGATAGTCAACGACATCGTAATTCCAAAAATGGTTGGTAATTTATTAGTACCCTTTTTACCACTACCTTTTATTATCGTACTATTATATTTTATCACAGAAGCCTTCAATCTAAGCCTTTCAAAAATATGGTCAGCATTTGGATCGAATGTTTTATCGTTTACCAAATAATATAGACTTCCTATGTCTTCTGTCTGTGCTGTAACAGTAGCTACTTTAGGAGTAGGTATGCTACTAGCAATTGCTATGTCCTCTGGATTTACCTCTGGAGCATCCTCATTCCCTTGTAGGTTTGCCTCTACAGCTGTCTGAATGTTACCTTTATAATATTGTCTATTGTCACTTGTATAAAAGTCAGCATTATCGTCTGCAAAATCAATCTGTCCTTCATTGAAAGGTTGTGCCCAATCTACATCAACAAGAGATTTTTCCATCGGATTCATACTTAGAAAACCAGTTGTGATTGGTTTACCTTCTTGTATATCCTCAAGCTCATCTACTGTAAAAGTTCCTTGACCATCATTGTTTCCAAGAATATCCGATGCTGTTCCACCAACAATAGCATCTGAAACTGCATCAGCGACATCTCCAATATCTCCGAGATTAGCTATGTCTATTGAGTCAGCATCACCTTTTGGTCCTTCTTGAACAAAATGATATCTACCATCTTTGTATATTATGGAACGATTATCAGAAGTTGATGCTTCCGCTGATGGTATTCCAATCGCTGCTGTAGGTGCTGGAGCATATTTTCTCCAATAGACAGCACCAGAAACAGGATCTATTTCTCCTGAAGTTTCAGCAAGATTCTTAACCTTTGCTCTGTGGTCAAAATCTGACTGTCCTTTCATATTGACTGCTTCAGAGCCGAATGGAAAACCAGCCTTTGGGTCTTTTGTGTAAACCCTTCGTATGTTAGAAAATATATTTTTTTCTAGTTTTATATCTATAGTAGAGCTTTGTACACTACCAAGAAACTGAAGTCCTCTTATATCTAAATCTGATGATGGTTCTGAACCCGGAGAATTTACAGCAAAAAAAGCAGCGTTAGCATCTCCTGATGGTAGTTTGACATCAAATGTTTGCGATTTTACAACACTGTTGAATTCCATACTTGGAAATTGATATACTCCTAAATGTGTTAGTGACGATGGGTTTCCGTATTCGGTATCTGACATAAATGTACTATATGCAAAATCTTTTACAGGCGATGAAAGTTCGTCTATGAGCATAGAGTTGGTGTCACTTTCTACATCGTTTACTACATTAAATCTCCAATAACTATAAAAATTTTGACTAACCTCTCTCATAAGACCTAATATAGCATCTACAATGTTAGTTCTTGGTTCTATACCAGCAGTATGATATCCAGTACCACCCGTTGATGGTCCTAAGTTTTCAATATCAACACCAAAATGTTTTTGTATAACCTTTACATTTATGAAAATATTTCTAAGATAGCCAAATCCTTCTTTATCATCTGTAGCAGTTCTCCTTATATGATTGAATTGTCTTGTTATTCTCCCGCTAACCATTGTTGTGTTTAAATCATCAAGCATCTTTTCTAAAGCAGCAGACTTTGTTTTACCGCCGCTTGAAGCCTTGTAATCGGTTTTGAATATCAGAGAGTGAGATGGATTTGCAGCTCTTAGTAATTTATGGTCTCCTATCAATACAGAAGTTTTTTTGATAGACTGATTTCCGTCTTTGTCTGTATATGGAAATGGTTCACCAGCATCATCAAGCTCATATCTTATACTCCTAAAGGTTACAGAAAGCTCACCATCGTGACCTATCAGAGCAGAGTACTTTGTTATTATATTATCTTCAAACCACCCCCATCGTATCATTTGTATTTTATTACGACCATCTTCGAACCTTATGAAGTTTTTTCCACCATCTATATATACAGGCAATTTCATCTATTATTCCTTTGGAGCTCTCATACGGTTTATCATAGCATAGTCAAGGACATCTGTATCATATACCAAATCTTCCGCCTGTATGGTGTAGTCCATTAATAATTCAGGATCTTCTATAATGTCGTCTGGAGTTATATCCAACTCTTTTCCAGCAGGCTTTTTAACTTTAGTTTTAGGAGGTTTACTTTCATTTTGAGGTACAGGAACAACAGTCTCAACCTTAGTATGTCCATTACTAGACATATGAGCATCGACTATGTTATCCAAATTGAGTATGGCATTTAACATATGGTCTTCTGTTTTAGCAACTTCTTCTGCAGCACCACCGGATGTAGGATCTAAAAAAGACACTACTGATTCTACAGCATTACTAGCCTCATCTAAAACTCCAACGACTGAATCTGGCAACAATCCATTTGCAATTTGTTCTAACTTATTTTCTACATCCTTTGGTAAGACAGCAGAAAATCCTTCGATATCATCAATTCTACTGTCTCTACTAAAAATATTAGACCCAACAGATATTATCTCTGTCGTACAGTCAAATGAACCATCATCCCTTAGTCTAAATTGAAAATCTTTTATGCTTCCAGCAACAGCATCCATATTACCATTTGCTCTTCTTATTCTTACTTTTGGATTTCTTAATATATCCCTCTTTACGGATATTCTATCTTCAAAAATTTCAATGAAACTCTCATTACCATCTAGTGTCGTTTTAGCACCAACAAATCCCCATTGTACTGCTATCACCTGTCCAACTGATATAAATGCTGTAAACTCTTGTAGAGACTCTAATGACGGAGCAACCCAGTTTACAACTGTCTCTCTACTATAAAAATTTTGTCCTCTGAACTGAGAAGTTATAGACTTTATACCAGCCACTGGTCTAACACCAACACCGCTACCAGCCTCTGTGTTTCTATAAGCACCCGAACCATCTGGTTTGAACCCCCAAGTCATATTAGACACCTTACCACCACTTGCAATAACCTCTCCTGCCGCTATAGCCTTATTCGTTTTTTCATCTGAATTCATAGTGGACATTATAGCATAATGACTTTTAGAAGCATAGTCAGCAAACTCAGCATCCTTTCCCGAACCAGGTATGGGGAGAGTTTTTACAGCCCTACTACTGATTAGCTCTCTTCTCTTTAGCTCTTCTTGTATCTCTTTCGATATCTTACTTCCAATGATTCCAGCCATTATGAATTACTCGCCTCAACTCTACTTAGTATAGGTTGTATGTTCATTGGTATTCTTATCTTTTTCTCATTATCTATTGCTATCTTACCATTAGCCATATCATTAGCCTTAGCAATAATCCACCATAGGTTAGAGTCGCCATAAAACTTCTGTGCTAGACTATCAAACCTCTCACCTACAGCTGTCCTTATAAATAAATCAGTATCGCTTAGCGGTATTGACGGTACAATCGTTGGTAGATAGTACCTATTTCTATTTTTGTCTAATTTGAATTTGGTAGATTTGTACCTCATATATCACTCCTACGAGTTATTGTTAAAATATATTACTGATAAATTTACCCACTTTTTCACCCGCATCATCAATAGCCTTTGATATTCCTAGCTTATCATCTATATAAGCAGCTGCTTCGTCTATAACACTGCCATCATGTCCAAAGTCAAAATTGACATACTTCTTAAAAATATCCTCAGCAGTTGGGTTATCAACATCCTTCGGCCTTAGTCCACCATACCAGTCACCTGATGTACCCACTGGTAAGTGACTACCGATATATCGGTATTGACAAGCTACTGAGATATGTTTAGGAAATTGTAATCCTTCAGCTATCTCCCAAGTGGTATTATCTTCTACAGTAATAGTAACATTTTTAAGTATACCAGGAGCTTCTACAAACATATCTCCTATCGTCAAATTCATAAATGGTGTTTTCATTCTTTGTTGTGTTGATATGCTTGGATAGCAAAGTCCAATAAGATAATTAAGTTTTTCTATCAGTATCGGAAACTCTTGTTTTGTTTTTGGGTAAACTTTGAAATTAAAACTTACATCTCTATCAGCACCCTTATATGTGTAAAGTTTATCAGGTCTTCCTATATACTTTTCTTCACCATAATCAGGTGTTATTGTATCTTGTATTCCACTAAGCAATGCTCTAAATATTATGTACTTATTATTGACAACATCGTAGAATCTAAATTTTACAAAATCCCTAGCAACTCGACTATCTGTAAATTTTACTTGTTCACCTTCAACCTGCGTTCCATATGGAGCCATATTAATCTTATCAGTACCATCATATGCTCCAGCAGAAATACCTGTTCCAGTGATACTCTTCTTTATAACACCCAATACAGGATCTACAGTAGTAGCTCCTGTCCTACCTTCTAAACCCTGATTACCTACTGCATCATTTATTCTTTTTTCTTTATTTCTTCTTGCGACATCATGCGTTGATGGGACATCTCCTAAAGATACTGTAAAGTCAACTCCGAGAATTTCACCTGATAATGTAGCAGTAGGAAATATACTACCATCACTTTCAGGTCCATCCTCTATAAACCCAATAAGTTCTGCAGGACTTTTTAGATTTTTTTCATACGAATGTAAATTGTTCAACCTACCATATGCTAATGTAGCATATTTCTGAGCTATATTACTACGGGTATTGTCATAAGAGTGTGCCTCTTTATTGAATGTTCCACCTTGATTGTTCAGTATCTTATCAGCATCTGATTTTGCTGTAGTCCCATCGCCTGTTCCTGGATTCTTTACAAATGATGGTATACCATCTACAACAGTAACTGGAGCAGAAGAAATATTTCCAGTATATCTATTTGGGTTCACATAAAATATTCCTTGGTCTAATGGTATTCCTGGATTTCCAGCTTCAAAACCACCAGTAACACCAAAAACACTTAAGGTGATGGAAGCATCAGGACTTATATCATAGTTACCCTGCATAGCTATCCTACTACCGAATCCATATTTTACTTTTGTAATGTCCTTTCCACTGTTAGGTACATTATCTACTATAAAGTCTGGCAAAGTATCACCACTCAGAAGCTTTTCATAACGATTGTCTTCAGAATCTCTGTGTCTAGCAATATGAGTATATCCTAAAGGTTGAGTTGGGTCTCCTATGGTTGCTCTTTTTTGAAATTTTCTTGTCTCAAATGTCGGATTCAAAGAATGTAGTGTATCTTGTAATGTGAACCATTCTGTGTTCTCTAAAGACCATCTATATAATCTTGTATGGCTGAATGTACTCATATTTATATACAAGTCAGTTAGCAACCCAAATGGGTTTTCGAATCCTTCCTTTGTACCCAAAGAGGCTGCTGGAGTATCAGCAAAGTTTGTTTGAAATTTTCTTACAATAATTGGATGTAGCGAATCACCATCAAAAGGACCTTTGTTAGAAACTTTTCTGAGGGTACTAGTACCAAAAAGGTTGTTTGTACCTAATCCGTTTGGTACATTTGTAAACTGACTCAAATCTGCAACACTGTCATCATATTCCCACAGACCAGTTCTAATTGTAGTGTCCCAAAGCTGTGTCAAAGTAGAACTTTCTTCAGTAGCACCAGCATATTTAGTATTAAATGTTTCTGTAAAAGGACCTAAGTTAGATGTTCCTTGGTAAGTAGCAGTAGTACCCATCATTGAGTTAGCAATTGCTTTAGGAGCTACTATCGCAGGGACAGTATGTGTAAGGGTAGAGTTATTATTATTTAGGTAACTGTCATACTCACTAAGCCTGTTCATAAAATCAACATTAGCATCAACTACTGGATTGTTGAAACTAAATCCACCAGGCTGGTTTGAAATAGTCCATAAACCACCCTCTTGTAAATTATGTATCCCATACAAAGTAATTTGGTCAACCAAATTAAATGTTGGATAGTCTGATGTAAATGGTGGTTTAGTTCCTAATGAACTAAAGTGATAAGAACTATCACCATACATACTAGCCCTATCCTCTATAGGAAGCAAACTAGCAAAATATGAACCATTATGATTTCTTGGTGGAACTAAAACATCACCATCAATTATATGAGAGGTGCTTGATAAACCTACGCCTGGTATTTCATTATATTCACCACCCTCACCATAAGCACTTCTTGTTTTAGTATTAATTCTTTCACCAGCCCTTTCAGCAACAACATTTCCATTTATAAACTGATGATACCTAGAAACTAAATCAGTCTTCGTTATAAACCCAGTGTGTCCACCAGTATCATCGTCAAAAAAGTCTACTCCGTTTGCTATCTGATTGTCTATGGGACTGTTTGTTGGGGGAGTCGTTTTGTCAAGAGAAACCTTACTCCGTTCAGGCTGGCTCTGTCTCCATAAATCAATCTTATCTTGAATTCTCTGTTGAATTATATCTGGATCTAATTGAACATCATCGAATGCCATCTTAACCTACTCCCATGTTCTTTACTTCTCTTATCAATTCAGTATTTTGTCTCTGTAACTCTTGTATCTGAGCCTTCATATCATTATGATGTTCTACAGATAACCTGTTTGATTCATTAGCGGCTGAAAGTTGGTCTGAAGCAACCGCTGGAGCACCAGTACCATCAAGAGACTCACCTGCTTGAATCTTCATAAGGTCTTCTAAAGTAAATGCACCCTGACCAACTAACTTTTCAAAAAGATTTGACTGAGCCCTTCCAGACCTAACTATCGCCTGAATATCTACTCCTCTTAGCTGTGTTGCAAGACTGCTTTGTAAATCTTCTAGTGTGCCAGACTGAGCAGTCATCATCAAAGACTGTAAGTTTATTCCTGAACCACTAAGTCCAGGTATACTTTCTAATTGTGCTTGAGCATCAAGCGTACCACTAATGTCTAATAGATTATCAGCAAATTGGTCGAATTTACTCAACTCAACACCCATCTTTTCAGCAGCTTCAGCTGCTCTGAATAAAGCGTCAGCACCTCTGATACTAGACTTAGCAAACAACTCAGTATTACCAGCAAGTTGTTTGAATACAGCTGCTGTCCTTACTCCACCAGCCTCCATCATATTATCTTTTGTTAGTAATGTGTTCACATTGGTTTCAATTGAATTTCCGTTTATGAGAGACATCGTTTTTAATAGTTTACCAGCCTCATCACCACTTAGGCCTGTGTTCAATAATAACTTAGAAGCCGCTGTAGCAGTACTGTTGGTTACTACATCAACATTTCTAAACGCACTGACAAGTCCAGTAACTGCATCCTTAGAAGTCTCTAAATCTCCACCTATAAGCATAGTACCAATTCTAGCAGCCTGTATATTAGCAGCTAGGTTCGCTGATTGCATCATAGATGTACCCATAGAACTTCTGAGTTCCATTGTCATCTTACCAGTCTCAACAACCATTTCTATTACCTTAGCAACTAAGAATCCCGCAGCTGCTATAAGTATTCCTATCGGTCCTGTAGCAGCAATTATTGCTCTAATAGTTGTAAGCACACCACCACCAGCCTTTTCTAATGCTGCAAATGTCTGAGCCTTTACCTTAAATATGTCTTGCATGCGTGGTGATTTTCCCATAGCGTCAGCCAATCCTTTGACTGCTTCTTCGTGTACACCAAAGTCTGTATCTCCTAATGCTGCCAGTATTCCACTTTCACCTAAATCACCAGAATTTACCTTTTCTAATAAATCAGCAAAAGAGTTGCCAGCATCTATAGCAGATTGGTCTCCAGATTTAGCCGCCGCACTCAATGATTTAGAAAAGTCATTCCCTTCTCCAACCAGCTTAGACATATTACCAAGCATAGAAGAACTAAGTTTTTCTATCTTCTCTGTTAGATTGAGTTGATCTGCATCAGTCTTATATTGTGCTTGTTTAGCCTTAAGAGTCTTCTCTTCGAATTTAGATATTTCTTCTAATTTCTTTCCTAACCTTTCAGCAGTTGCTAGTCTTATCTTAACTCCAGCATCAATTCTTTTTTGAATCTCTTCTGCTTCTTTCAAAGCTTGGTTATATTTTATTTGTTCAGCGGCTGTCATAATATTATATGTTATTTACCAAATTCATCTTTTAGGTGTGGAAATTTTTTTACTAAAGCGGCTATAGCTTTTTCATTAGCTTTGTTTATGTCTTGAAATGACTTTTTTAGCTCTGGATCTTTATCTAATAATTTTTTAGCAGCACCCTTTAGTTTATTATTCTTCCATCCTTGGTATAGTTTACTAAAGAGGTTCTGTTCGTCTATTTTCATACTGATTCTCCGTGATTATGGGATTGGAACTATACAATAATAAATATCAAGTTCTAAAATTTTTTACCTCTAGCCTTTTCCATTTCTTTCTTTTCATCTTCGTAATGCTTCATAAGCCTTCTCATATAAAATGTTCGTAAGTATATGGGCATGTCGTATAGTTCTGAAAAGGATAGAAATCCTTTAGAGTTTAATCCAATTTGAAATATTTGTTCGTGAATCTGAGCTTTATATTCGGGCGTTAGGCCAAAGAAACTGAACGGTGACTGGCACCACAATTTCCCTCCTTTCTCCCTCGCCGTCTGTATATTTCCAAGTCATATCGACATCGGGAGAGATGCTTTCAATATAGTTTCTTAGCTCTATTGAATCTAATGAAAGTAATTCGTTATCAACGAAAGAATTTATAGAACCTTTATCCGAAACACCATCTACTGATATGATTTGATGTTTTAGTCTTGTGGTTAGGTTATATGATATACCACCGCTAATCTTCGCCAACGCTTCTGTCTCTTGAGCAATTGCTTTTTCATCATCAGATGTTAGTACCTTAAAATGTACCTTTCTTTTGGTTGCTGGTAATTCAAATGGAAATGAGTTTTCTTTATTATGTACAATGTCCTTATCCAGCTCTTTATCCTTTAGCTGGGTGAGGTCTACCATTACCTTTGAACCATCAACCTCAATTTCATAATCCTTACCATATGCTAGTACCCTAGCAATTACTAATATTGCGTTTTTATCACCACTTATTAGATTACCGACTTTTATGTCTTTGTCTACTATCAAGCTCTCTAATAACTTATCGATTACTATACCTTTTTTTATTAGATTTGGTGATGTGAGGATATCCTCATCTTTTGCCGTCATATACCTAATTTCTACTTTACCAGTAGATAGAGGACTGTCTTCAGGATAAAGTAACCCCTTTGACGGCAAATCTACCACTTCCGTGGGAAATTTGGCTTCAGCCATATTTGACTCCTATGATTTTAGTTTTGAACTATAACTATTTTTTACTAAACTTCTCAGCCGCTGTGACTCCAAGCCCAACTACTGAAATGTACATAAAACACTCTAAAATTTTATCTTTTACTTCGAATGCGGAAAAGGTATCAGCACCCCAACTACAAATCAACATAAAGAATGCCATAAAACCGACAAACCTTTTACTTGAAATCTTTGCATCACTCGAAAGCATTTCTCTGAAAAAATTCATAATAACTCCTTAGAATTGTAGGATAGCGTAATCGTATTGTAGTGTCAATGTAATATCAGATGGTTCATTTACTGACCAATCGATAGTACCAAAGTTTGCTTGTTGAATATAAGCACCTTTTAGTGTCCACTCTTCTACCTTATCTCCTACAGGACCTAACATATTGAAAGTAATATCTTTTTTATAGAAGTCTGAATACCCATCTCTGCCTGTAACAGATTCATGTGATAATCTTACCCATTCCATAACTGCTTGAGCACCACTTGGTACAATTGGGTCATATAACATTATTTCTAATGTTTGCCATGCGCCTTTACCCTTTACATATCTTTGAACATTTATATGGTCTAAGGTAATAGTCTCAAAATTTATTTGTGGTCTATTTCCACTTTTTATAATATAAGCAGGTACGCCTTCTATGTACATAATGAACCTGTTTTTCAGTTTAGGTTCAAACGGAGTGAACATAATTTCTGAAGGATCGATTAAATCTGGCATTTCAGTTCTCCTATAGTTTTAATTCTTCATATATAAATATCAACAAATCAAAAAATCGATACAAGTTATTATTGAATTCTTTCATAGTTTTTTCATAGTTTTTTGAATAAAAAAAAGGGGAGCATAACTACTCCCCTTTTATTCTTTCACACCTCCCTATTATTCAGGAAATGCTGCCCCAGTTGGTAATACTGAGAAGTCCAATACGATGAACTCAGCAGTTCTTGTAGGTTGTATGAATATCTGTCCAACCAACTGATTTCTGTCTATGACATCAGGTGTGTTGTTACTTTCATCCATTACTACTTTGAATGCTGATAAACCACTATTAGATTGAACTGATTCTAAGAACGGATTCACTATGTTTAGGAATCTAGTTCTTGTAGAAGAATCATTTTGTTCGAATACTAAGAATCTACTTGAGGAAGCGATAAACTTCTTCAATCTGATAAGCAGTCTTCTTACATTGATTCTATCCAATGCCGATGGTTTAGCCTGTAGTGTCTTTTGTCCAAATACCACAACTCCTTGACCAGGAAATGTAGCAATCGGATTGACTCTACCTTCATACAATCTATCTCTATCTGTATGAGTTAGCTTTTTCTTAGCCATTCTTACACTAGCTAATCCACCTCTGTTCAATCCAGCAGGAGCAAACCACTCATGCGCCACACTATCTGTAAAAGCAATTACACCAGGTATTACCACAGATGGCGGAACCCATACGCCTTCTCCTGTATCAGGATCATCTATCTTTACCCAAGGAAAATAAGTAGCAGCATAGTTAGTATCTAATGTCTGTATATTATCGATACTTGCTTGTACTGTGTCACCCCAAGCAGAACCATCCATTACATAGAAAGCATCAGCTCTAGCCTCTACCTTACTTATCACATGATTGGTGACATTTGTATGTAAACTATGTACAAGACCAGGAGTGGATATCATATTGATATCTATCTCATCAGGATTACTGACAGAGTTTATAGCTCTTTTATAAGCAACAGAACCACTAGCAGCTGATGTACTACAATCAAATCCCATAGTATTAGTAGCACTAATATCGTTACCAGTGTTTAGTAGTTTATTTGGTGCTATACCATCAAATCCATACTGCATTGGAACAGCAAATTTTTGCTGTACAGCAGAAGCTGTAGTTGATAGGTTGACAGCTCTACCTACAAACTTAGTACCATATGTGGTTTGTAGTTGTGTTAGGTCAGCGCCTGATCCAAATCCTTTCATACTGGATAGTAAGAAATTAGCGTTATTGCCTGCTACAGCAGCCTTAGGAATCGGAGACAGATACATACGAGCATCATTCGTCTCAATATCAGTAAAGTGTAATGAACTCAATTTGAATCCATATGCTACTGAACCATCATAGTTACCCTTATTTGATGTTGTTTGCTGTATTACATTTATTGAACCAGTAGGTACAGCAGCTGTAGATATAATCGGTTCGATTACAGCTGCAAAACCAAATGGTTGAGAAGCCTTATTAGACTTCAAATTATCTGGCAAATAGTCACCGACTCTGATTCTATTAGAACGATTCGCATATTCACCATATACAGTTACTTCTCCATCATTACTTACACTCTGAAATTGGTCTCCTATTACCTTTGCAATAAAGTTAGGTGATTTTGGATCTAATACCAATTTAGAATAAGATTCCAAGCTATTTCCTGCAGAATCAAAGAGTTCCAAACCAAACTCAGCGTAATCAGCTGATGTATTGTTAGGATCTGCAGCTACGATGTCTTTTAGGACAACATAATAGTTGTTAGTTGCTGTACCATCTGCTCTCATAAATATTTTGAACAATTGATTTGAATTTTGGTCTAAAATGTATGGTGTTCTAGCAGAAGTTGCTCCACTACTACCATTTATTGTAGAAACATATGTACTAGCATTTATTGTTTCTGTTCCACTTTCAAAATCCATTTCCTCTGATGATAAAGTTTCCAAAGACATAGACATAGCACTAGCAGCTGCTCCACCATTTAAAGACTGACTGACATGTGTTCTAAAAAATTTGTATTCATACACAGGAGCAGAAGTACCATCGATTGTATCCACATTAGGATCTGATGGTATTTTAGTTCCAAGGTATGCTGCTGATTTAGCAGCTGATTCAGCTATACTTAGTCCAGTAAGACTAGCACTAGCATTTGAACCTGCAAATCTAACATCAAAGCTATCACCTTGTGTTGCTGTTACGGAAGTCAATGAAGCTGATACAGAACCACCAGTATTGTTTTTTGCTGGTAGGTAAGTAGCAACCACGTGATTTATTCCTGAACCACTGGCAACTACATGCACTGCATTTGCTTTATATCCTTGTAAATACCCAACTCTGACTACGGTTACAGAACCTGCAGACCTTAGATATTCGTTTACTGTATAGGGTGTATAATAATTTTTAGTGTAACCACCAAAAATTGTTTGAAACTCAGAAAAAGAACTTATTTGTGTTGGAACGAACGAGGGACCTTTTAAAGTTGGTCCTATTATAGCTGCTCCAATGTTAGCTACCCCAGCGGGTAAAAACGATAAATCCTTCTCACGAGTAAATACACCTGGACTGACAATTCTCTCTGCCATGTGTTTTCTCCTTAAAGTTAATGTGATAAATAATTATATATAAATATAATGAAAAACTCTCAAATACACTTATATACGGATTTATTTTAATTTTCTTCTACTTTTTCTTCAGTTTCTTCACGAGGAGTAAACTCGCCAGTCTGAGGATTTAATGAACCCACACCATACTTTTCATTTATGTTCTTTAAGATTTCTCTCTCTTTTTCTTGAGTCTCGACATATCTAGATTCAAGCTGAGCTTCGGTTTCTTCAAGTCCACTTATTTGTTGTTCTAATAACATCCTCTGAACTTTCAACTGTCCAAAAGTAGTGGATATAGAATTGTATTCAACTCCTAAATCCTTTATACTTTGTAGTTCTTCGTCTGTTACTTTTTTTGTTTCACTCATAATAGTCTCCTATGTTATTTTTTTTCATTGAAAAAGAACACCTGATACAATCTGGAATTATCTATCGACTCACCGAAGTAAGAACCAGCAGTATGTAGGTGTCTTCCGTTCCATAAAATTAATCTGTTATAAACATTACCTATATCGTCTATTTTTTCAAATGGGTGCGTATCCCATTGTGCACTGTTACCTATAAACACATCATCAAGTCCTTCTTCTCTATGTGTCTTACCAGTTTCTTTGTGCTTCATCAACCAAGTACCTGTTCTTGGTGGAGCATCAGGTGTTAAAAATATTATACCAGCCCAATCTGTGGCATCACAATGAACAACTTGTCCAGTTTCTGCTGGAGACCATTGATAGCATCCGTGAGTTCCACCATCACCATTCCATTCACTATCATTTGTTTTTATCCCAAGCAGCTTCTCAAAGATTGGTCTGTAAACATTACCATATGGATATGGTTTAGACCTAACACCAACCGAACCTCTTTTTTCATATTCCTCAGATGGTATACTAAGTGCTAGTTTCCTAACCTCATCAGGATTTTCTAAAAAGTTATCAACGACAACAATTGTTGGTTCATTGTCCTTATTGACTCTTGGTGCCTTATCCGTTTTTTCATAAATATCTCCACCCCACTCAGACACTTCGTTTATTTTTATTATATCTTTATCTAATGATATCTCATCACTTATACCTGCTTGATTTTCAATCAATTTGTCACCTAAAGACTTTCCAGCCAATTTATCTTTTACTGGTATAGCATTTTCACAACCATTACATAAAGAAAAGCACTGGTTGTTATCAGGAACACTATCTTCGAATGACTGTTCATATAAATTTCCTGTAATATGTTCTAATCCGTAATCCATACAACAAAGAGAAACATCTCCGTTTGGAAGTAAAATATTATGATATAAGTCTTCAATACATCCACAAGTAAGCTCTCCTTCTTTATAATTTTTAGAATTATATTCTGAAGCATCCCTAACTCTGTCCATAACTCTTCTAAGTTCTGGTTTCATCTGAGCTTCACCCTTTAGATTACCAGCTCTAGACCACATTACTGGTATGTGTATGTCTTCTTTTTTCCAAATACCTAACTTTTCTACCTCATCATGAACATCACCCATAGACATCAAATAAAAACTACTAAAGTTAGCTTCCTTTATAGCCTTTATAACACTTATATACCTTTTTGTTATTGGATGTTTTGCTAAGTGTTCTTTATCTGGCAAATGTAATGTAAAACCAGCGTTAGGACCATCATCAAAAGGAATGTGTTTTATCTTTTCAACATCTTCTAAATTCATACCTACTGCTGTGGTAAATGCTGCTATAGGATGTCCTTTTTCATAAGCATATACCATCATATCAGAACAATGTCTATTCATAAATGGTTCTATAAAGCCTGAAAATATTATTCTTACATTTGTAGGTACTTTGTCTATTGCTTTTTTGAAATTATCCATACTCATGAATCTCATTTCATCATCATATGACTTTTTTAATATTTCTTGTGGACAGAAAACACAATCAACAACACAACCCTTTTTAGGTATCACAGTTGTTATTTCTAATGTAGGATAGTCTGTTACAGACCACTTTGGAGATGCTTGATCGTCTATCTTATTTATTTTTGGCATGTCCAACTTAGTTTTTTTCTCAGGCCAACCTATCTGATTCAAATTGTTTACACATAGCTCATTATAAAGCGTATCCATTTCGTAATTTAGATGTAAGTCATATAATAGTTCTTTTGACTCCTCTATTCTCCAACTATGCCAAGAATTTACAGCCTTTTGGAATAATATTTTGTAATATTCATATTCAAAAGGTAAATTAGTGATTCTTTTAGAGTTTTTATGATTTTTTATAGCAATATTACAATAAGAATAAGATTGAAATGGTTCTTCTATTTCGTTTACCTTAGATAAGTGAAAATATGCTTCAGGTCTTTCTGGCAATACACTCATAGCATGATAAAAGGAAACTTTAGCATGCCCAACCCTATCGTTTTGTTCTGTAAAGCATTGTCCTAGTAATATAAAACTTTCATAAATAATATTATCATCATCAGACATCTCCGTTATCCTATTTAGATAGGAAGCAGCAGAAGCATACTGTTTCAAATTAAAGTAAGCTGCTGATAACTTTAGTTGAATATCAATATTAGTAGTATCATTACTATATTGTCGTAGTAAATCTGTTATTATTTTGTTCATATACTATATTCTAAATACCCATCAAAGAAATTATCAAGTACATTAATATCCACCTCTAACATATGAGCAGAATTATCTTCGAATCCAAATGTTATATAAAAATTACTACCTAACTTATCCATACCACAGCAAAATTCAATTTGACCATCCATAAATGTAAATGGCCATGAAACTTTTTGTACCACAAAGTTCTTATCCCATTGTACAAGTCGGTGATTGTAAATAGCATCTTTATTTTCAGGACATCTATCTTCAAATCTCCACCAGTTGGTGTCATGCACTATGGCGAAGTATCCGTCATTATGTGTTATTATCTGAGATGAGCCTCTCATATTTCCATCGATATCTAATTTTTCACCCTCAAATACAAGCTCGCATTCTCCTGTTTTTGGATTTACTTTTACCAACTTTGTAGGATTAGCATCCATAACAAAGTGATATGGTAAATCTCTAACCGGCATCCAATTTTTTTCACAATAAGAATTTGGGTCTGTAGGATGTTCTATCCTAACCCTACTAACTTCTATTGGTTTAATGGAATAGTTCTCTAATTTTGACAACTCCATTCTTCCTTGTCCATCATCTGTGGTATCTCTACGAACACCTGTAATATAAATGTTATTATCCCAATTTACTAATCTACCATCTTCTAATCCAGCAAATTGCCATAAAGACTCAATATCAAGGTTCATATTTATTTTATTAAATTTAGGATTATCCTTCCATTTAGCAATATAATTATTAGTAACTAACCTAGCATCATTTTCAGGATGTACATATGTTAGCGGCCCCCATCTAGATGGAAACTTACCGCCCTCATCCTTCCAAAATTTAGCACCAATAGAATGATATAATGTATAATTCAACATTCTTATATTGATATACAA